GCCGCCTAGATAGTACCAAGCGATGCCACGATCACGCCCGAAGTCACCCGGAATTTTACCCCGCATTTCCTCTGGGACTGCAACCGCTTCAGCAACAGTATCCTCTCCAAAGAACACGATCCAGTCAGACAAACCATTCGTCCACGCAGTAGCCGCTGTACCAATGCTACCCTTCGCTTTAAAAGTTTGTTCAACAAACCGTACTCCATCGTACCGACCAATTTCCCCATTCATGATCATGCGGAAACCCTGATCAACATACTGCTTGATCGTTTCAACATCATCTACGAAATCGCGGAAAGTTGTAGGCCATGCGATACAGTAATAGTCATCACCCGTATACGCCGGGATATTACGTTCCTTCATCACATCGACAATCGACTTCACATGCTCTTTTCCGAATGCAACGCTATTCGTTAGAGTAGCCGTACCATTGGTGGTTAAAGTAACCGCCGAGGTATTTGTACCAGTGGTTCCACTGGCTGCACTTGGAACAACGCGCAATTTTGCGCTATTGAACTGAGCGGAAGCAAGATTATCAAAAGCCTTCTTGGCATCGGTTTTCAACACCTTCCTGATAACTTCGGCCACGGGTTGCTCAGATAGGTCATCCAACTTACCAGTCCACGGAACGCTGTTGCCAGCCTCCGTAATGGTCATGGTACCTTGAGAAATCGTGAACGAGGTCTCCGGAATAGTATTGGTTTCAACGAGCGTAGTACCTTGGGTACCCACATCGCTGAACACGTTCCAATGGAATGTATCACCTCGATGTAACCCTTGATGGGCTGCATCTTTGACATCACAGAACTGTCTAAACTTGACAATAGGCTGTACTGCCATCCTCAACTGTCTGCTGAGGTTTAAGGCATACATATAACCACCGGAGGTGCTAACTGACCATACTTGTCCAGCCATTTTACTACCTCCTAATTGTTATAACATTTGGCCGCGCTGCTCCTTCATTTCTTTGATGATATCCGAAGCGCTCATTGGCTCTGGTTCATCTTCTCCGATCTTAGAAGACGCGCTAGCCGCCTTTGGGTGTCTCACAATTTTCTTCTTGCGATCTGCCCTTTCATTTTTATTGGGGGAAAGAAATTCTTTCGCCCACTGTCGAGTTGATTTCGCAGCCTCTTCCATAATCTGTTTGGGAGACCAATCCGGATTACTCTGGGTAAGATCTATCGTTCGATTATCGGCAATTGAGCGTAACTCAGGAGAACCAGCAATATCAGGATACTCAGTATCAAAATGCTTAACTGCATCTTCAAGAGATTTCTGATAAGCATACTGTTGCTGTCTCTGAACTTTCGCCCTTTGCTGCGACATTGTTCTTGTTAGAACTTTTTCGACTACCTCTTCCACATTTTGGGTGGCAGGTGAACTGCGCCCTTTGGTCAGAGTATTAAACAATTCTGCGGCTTTATCCGCATCATCTTCATAAAGAGCCTCATGATACTTCTTAATTAAACTAGAAGATTCTTCTTTTGGCTCTTCTACTGCTTCCGCGTCTTTCGATGGCGGCTGTTGGGTTTGCATCTGCTGAATATAAGCATTGAGTTGAGCCTCTCGCTCTTGGACCCTTCTGCCATACTCAGCAGCTTCTTCAAAGCGTTTTTGTGACGCCCTGTCTTTTTGGTGAGATGTCTTCAGATCATCAAATGGTACCTGTATATCCTCACCATCAACTTTTACATTTGTATACCAAGTATCATCTTCCCTCCAAAAAGGAGATGAATCCTCTTCTACAACCTCTTCTTTTGGTTCTTTAGAATCGAGAACTTCTCCCGTTTCTTCTTCAAACTCCTCGTCGCGTTTAGCGGCAATTTGTTCCATTGTTTTATCGCGTTCAGATATATAATCTTCTTCTACAGAATCTGTTACCTCTGTATCATCATCCTTATATCCTTGCCCTACTTCTGGTTCAGTTGCATCCACTTCTGGGGTAGCATCTTTTTCTGCCATTTTTTACTCTTCCTTCATATATCACCCGCATCTTTATATTTCGCAATGGACTCCGCATTTTCTCCATCGGCTATTATCGCATCCAACCAATGAAGCAACTGTAGCGGGGTAGCGAGTTTATTTGAGATTTTGCGGTATTGTTGAAGTTCTTCTTCGGAAGAACCTACCCACTCCTGCATTGACATTTTCTGAAACGCTTCAATACCTTCACGATATTCATTGATAGCCCTTGCAGCAATAGCCAATCCAGTAGGAGTTCTTATAAATTCATGTGTTGCGTTTCCAATTCGGACACGCTTGATTAAATCTTCGGTAGTAAGATCAGCCGGGTTATAGTAATCCATTATTAACCCACAGCATATGGAATCTTATTATATCTGTCTCTTTCAATTGTTCCCGGCGGTCCTTCCGCCTCTAATTCTAATTGTCGTTCTGTTTCTTTAATCTGATTTAAAAGAGCATCTCTCTGGAGAATTAATTCACCACGTTTGGTTACAGAATCATCCTTCTTAATTTGCGCCTCTATTATATCAGATTCTTGTCTAATCATCTGAGACTGTATATCTGCCTGAGCCTTAATCTGGGCAACCTCCTTATCGCCAACAGATTTAACTTGCTCAATCTGAATACGGCCCTCTGTCTTAGCCTGATCGGTCTGTATTTGCATCTGCAATTGCTGAAGTTGCTGTTCTAGTTCAGCCACCTTTGGATCATCCCCTTCAAATGCGACGAATCTTGAACCATCTTTATATCCCAGTTGCGCAAATATTTCTTTAGTCAACTCAGGCATATTAATTTTTTCTGGCAATCCGGGGAACTGAGCCAAGATTTGAACACCATTGAGAAGGTTCTGCACCTTCTTCATAGGATCTGTAGCATTCAATCCCACATTAACTTTAAGAATAACATCCTGTCTAAGGAGTTCATCCATCATCTCATCTGTCTCAAACTGTATAAATTTCTCCTTCGCCGCCTGACCAGCAACAGCCAGAACAATTATGTCAGTTTCATAGTATTGTTCCAGTTTCAAAAGTTGCTTTAAAACCTTCTCAACCCATGTTTCGGAGAATGTACGCAAAACATATTCCGCAATAGTGCTGCTATTTCCAGCCAACAAATTCATTCCACCGACTGTCTCGTTTAGGTTTCTAGCACCCTGAACTGTCGAGGTTGAGAAATTACCCTGCAACTCATCGAAGTCCATATTGATCCGATCCTGTTCCGCATACGCAGACCCAGTAACATCTCTGGTCTCAACAATCCTAACATCTGTATCTGGATCATCCATCTCAACCGCACCACCCGGAACAGATCTAAACAATGCATCAAGATCTATATTCCTATCTCTGCGGATATGATACCTCTTATTCATTGCTAACTTGACATTATCAAACCTCTGATTCCATATGTCATTAGCCGCCGCTTGAAGTTCCTCTGTAAGTTCAACAGTGCCTGAAGGATAAGTCTTATGCGCCTCTAAGTTAACAGCCCCCATAACATATGGACGCTCATCATCTCTTAACCACGGGTACATTTCCTTTAATGGCTTTACTTCCGTAAGCATTATTTCTGTACCGGCAGTAAAATAACAGTAGTCTACTCCGCCTCTCTTTACAATATTTTTATGAACCCAGACAATCCAAAAGTCTTTTATCCCACCATATTCCTGTTCATTCTCCTTCGGGTCCATGCGAGGCTCGTCTCTAACTAGCCTAGTCGTATTGTCTTGCTCATTCGCATCATTAGCAGCCAGAAGTTCTTCTTCGTTTACCTCAAGCCAATCACCAGATTCCATTTTATCTTTTATATCTTGCAGATACATAGGAATCAGATGCACAACATAAGGAGACGACCTAATTGGATCTGCCCAATCTGCGGCAGGATCAATTCGTATATTTTCTGGAGAAATTAATTCTACAACTGGATAATCTTTGACCGCAGTAATCTGTTCATGAATCTCAGGCTTTCCTTCTTCATCCAAGATTGGTTGATTAGTTTGATCTACCTCAGTGTAACTTTCATCTTTTTCAGTAAACTCCCAGTATTGATGGGATATACAAACACCCTGCACAGCGGCATCTTGCAAAGCAGCCGTCATTGTTTGAAACCAAGGAATAGTATTCGTCAATCTATACTGCATTATAGACTGGGCCACAAC